ATCAGAGCTTTTTGCCCACGAGATCGAGATGTTCGTGCCGCCCATGATGGACGAAGGAACGGAAATGTTCCACGGAGTCGAGGGCGCGGTGTTAGTCGAGACCGTGCCATCGTCAGACACCAAAAGAGTAGAGGGCAGTACAAAAGCGGGGCGGATGCCGTACCCGCTGGAGCCGCCGTAGTCGTCCAAGCCGCCATCGGAGCTGACGTACAGGACGTAGGTGGAGTAGCCGCTGCAGCTCGGAGAGCGGAGCCACCAGAAGTCGGCCCAGCGGCCGAAATTTGCGACACGCTTAGAATCTGAACCATCGTCCGCACAACCCTTGAAATAGGCCAGCTCTGTGCCTTCACCGCTCGGCATATAGACGTGGTTGAAACTCGTTTCGGCCGCACTGAGCAGGAAAATCTTCGCAGACAGGCCGTTCGAGCCGCTGGTAACGGTCTCGGACGAGCCGCTGCCTTTGCGGTACGGGATTTTTACCTGCTTGATGGCGGTCTTGATGTTCGACTCGAGAAGGTTTAGGAACGTGCTGTTCAGGTAGGAGTGGATGGTGCTGTTGGCGTAGTCGTTAGTGTTCGAACTATTCCACTGGCGTTTTTCGTAGATGTCTTTCATCAGCAGCCAAGTGCCGTTGCAGCTATCGTCATAGACGCTGGACGGCTTGCCCTGATGGATAATGATAAAGTCCTTGACCGTACCGTTCACTTTGATTTTAACGGTGCTGCCAACGGCCTTTGCGCCTAATCTTACATTTGCCATAAAAATTCACCTCCTTACTCAAAATTCAATCCTTGCCAGATCGGCGTTCCACACACCGGTCACGGTCAAGCCGTCCAGCGACTCAAAGGTGACGGAGAACGGATTTGCCGTTACGTCGGTCGCGATCTTCAATTGAAGGATATCGATATCCGCCTGCATCTTTGCAGCGGCGATGCGCAAGTCTTTGTGAGACTCCGGGGACAGGTCGTGCTCCTGAATCCGCTCTTCGACAAACAGCTGCAAGCTCTGCATCTCAGCGCTCAGATTGAGCGAGATCTCCGCATCCCGGGAAATCGCGATCACCACAGTGAAAACGAACTCAAACTCCTGATCGGTGGAAGCCGCCGGGATCTCGACACCGCGGCCATCCTGCACGAGGAGCAGGAGCGTATCTTCTGCCGCCCCGGTCTGCCGCCCGAAGAGGGCAATCTGATGCAGGGTGTAGGTATCCTCCGCGCCGGTAATGCGAATCTTCACGCGGCGGGCAGCGCTGCCGTTTTCTTCAACAGGCTCGATGCCCAGCAGCTCAAGCGCATGCCGCTCGCCGGTGACGTCGGTCTGCGCGTGGAGCACAGCGGCATTTGCAAGACCGCTTCCTCCGACAGCCTGCGTAATCGTGAGCTGCTTGCCCGATACGGCATCCATCAGCAGCTCAATTCCGGCATCGGTATAAGCCAGCGTTTCCCAACTCATTGTGTGTCCTCCTTTTTGATTTCAGGCATCCGCACCGATGCAAGGATTCTTGTGCCGCAGGGTGCGGCGGCTGCGTAGGCATATGCTTCTACGGGGTCACAGAACAGATACATTCCGAACACGATATGCGCAGGCTTGATCTGGTTTACCATGTGGATCAGTTCTTCGCGGTGAAGCTTATCTTCAACGTGAGTGCCGATGGTCAGCAGGTAAGCCGGATAATCCACGCGGCATGTCCACCGGCCAACGCCCAGTAACGTGTCGAGCTGTTGGTACAGAAATGCAAGTGTAAAGGGTGGGCGGGTGCACAAACGCGACAGAATGCGCTGCCGTCGAAAACTCAGCGTTTCGGTCAAAGGCTTTGCCCGGATATGCAGGACTTGTTCCCATTTCTGCACAGAATCCACATCCATGGTCTGGACAAAAAAGTTCTTCCCGATGACCCGTACACTATCAGCTGTCCGGGAAAATTGTGCTTTTTCAGCGTCACAGACCTGCTGGTATTCCGCAATTTCCCGGTAAAAAGGCGGCAAAAGGGAATGCAGGTCATGGTTCAGGTCAAGTTCCATGTAGTTCCACCTTCCCCAGCACCGGAACCTGCTGCAAAGCACCGGTCTGCTGCAGCGCCATGTCCGCAGCAATCCCATTGAGCGTCAGAGCCGAAACATTGACGACCCCATCAAGAGAGATGAGCGCGGCAAGGACACGAGCAAGATACACCTCTGCCGAGTAGGCAATGGCCGTACTGCTGATATTGACATCCCAGTTTTTACGAATCTGCAGCAGGTAGGCACTGACAGCGTCCTGCGCAGGCTGCTGTACGGTTTCAAGTTCGTGTCCGGATGCAAGGGTCAGCGTGGCAGAAATGTCTACAGGCACTGTCTGCGGCGCTGTGACGGTCACCTGCGCACCGATGGGCGCAAGCCCAAGGCCAAGCCCCTGACCGGGCGGGGGATCGATGGCATTCTGTACCATCTGCACAAGATCACTGGACGCAGGAAGAAAGTCGGCTCCCAAGATTGAGCAGCACACCGTTCCGCCACCATCCCACACGGGGTAGACCTGCACAGCGCCCACGCCGTCTATCGCTTCGATCTCCTCAACGTACTGTGCCACGTTTCCACCAAAGCTGCGGCTGTTCAGACGTTCAATGATTCTCGCGCGGAAAGGCTCATCCTCTTCGGTGTTTTCGCCGGGAATCAGAAGATCCGTCAACTGAGCGCTGTTCAATCCTTCAATGGAATCAATCGGCAGAATGGGGCCGGAGTATCGGTTGCCGATATCACCGGCAGTCTCAGCCTGCAGACGGTAGGCGCTTCCCTCCGTAATGGTGGAGATGACCACAAAATTGATACTCTCAGTGCCATTGATCGTTGAAAATCGCGCACCGATCGGAACCTCACAGTCAAAGATGCCGACCTTTACAGCGGCGGAAGCCTGCTTGCGGGTGATACCGGCCAGCACTGCCAGAAGATCCAGCGAATCGCCGGCAGCTGTCTGGACGAACGCCTGTTTCTGCACAAGGTCGAGGCTCAGATAAAAGCCCTCAAGCACGTAGGCTGCCGGGCCGAGTGAAGTCTGGATAGGGCTGGTATCGCGCTTATCGTAGGTATCCGGCACCAGTGAAAGCATGTAGTCGAGGATGTTTTTATAGGTTGCATCTGAAAAGTTCTGCATCAGAATTTCACCTCCGTTCCGGTCTCAACATCGCCGTAGACTGTTTCGACGGTAAAACTCACCGTCAAATTCTGCCCGTCGATGCTGTATTCGTAGTTTTTTAGGCCAATAATGCGGTCGTCTGCCAGCAGCGCATCCTGCAGACGGCGCTGCAGTTCTGCGGCAACATAACCGGCATCCTGTCCGACCAGCCCTTCCCATTGCATACCGCTTGCCGGCTGGTAGATCTGCCAACGATAGCGCTCTACGTTCAGGATGATCTCCACTGCCTGCTTTACGGCATCATAGCCGTCGCAGGTTCCGGCGATACGTCCAGCTGCACGGTCAATTTTCCACGTCAGAGAAGGCTGAGCGACAAACTCAACGCCGCCCGATAAATCGATGCTGCTTTCCGGGAGTACGGCCATTTAATCACCACCTTCATATACACGAGATAACACGACGAACTTCTGGCCACGCTGCACACGCAGAAGAAGCACCTTGTCACCGGCTTTCAGGGCAGGGTTGAGGATGATATATTTCTTATCCTTGCTCAGTGAAAGGACTTTTCCATTCTCCCAGCCTTTGATGTCCTCGCTCTGTACAGAGCTGTCTGCGCCCTCTGAGAGCAGGGAATAACCAGTGTAAGGCTCCGATGGGCCGCCTGTGCTGCCGTGAACACCAGCGTGTATATGGGGCATGGCGTGCCGGTGTTTCAGCAGCGGGATCTTCTTTTCAATGACCGGCTCTGCAAGGTAGAGAATATCCTGCCGCAGTGTAGCCATTTCCGTGTTGATGGAGATTTCCAGCACATCATCATCGGGCGGGGCCTTTACCACGGTGCCGATCTGCAGATCGGTGGGCTGGTCAACGTCTCCGGCAACCCGGTTCAGCTGCAAAAGTGCTTCCACGATGTCCAAAAGATTTCCCTCCCTTACAGAGCTTTTGCTTCCAGTTCCATGGTGTGCAGATCGTTTTCCCACGTATGAGAGACCTTTTCCAGCATGACATACTTGCGGAACGGGTCGCCGTCAAGATCATTGATATTGACCAGAAGAAGCTGTCCCGCCCGCAGGCTATTGACACCCAGCGAGGTGAATTTGAGTTGCTGCAGAACGCGATTGTAATACTCCAGACTGACCTTTGCCTGCTCCTTGACCTGTGCGTCTGTGGCCGCTTCGTCCACCTTTTGATAGAGCTGCAGCAAGCCCCAGCGGGCAATGGTGTCCGAATCCTTTCGGATAAAAACATCGGACTTGCCGGTCTCCTTGTTCGGACGCACCAGCTTGATGCTGTTGTAGGTCTGGGAGTCAATGGACGTGTTGTAGCTGTAGTTGGTCATCAGGCTCTTTTCGCCGATGATGTAGTCGCTCTTCATATCAGCTGCAGAGCGCAGAGCAACACCATCTCCAGAATCGTAAAAAACAAAGACCGTGCCGGTATTCAGCAAGGTCTTCTGGATGGCAGTATTGATGATGTCGATGCAGCTTTTATCCTGCATCACGAGGGAGGGGAGTTTGTAGCCGGTATCGGCCAGCGTGCCCACATCTACCTGCAGGTCTTCACAGATCTGCTTGATAATGTCGGCGGCGCTCTGGGCATAAAATGTGTAGCTGTTATTTGCTTTCAGGTAGCGCAGCCGGTCATAGCAGACCACATCCACAGGCCCCCAACGGTCCTGCCCGCGGCTGAATACCCATCCATAAAACTGCAGTTCTCCATCTGCGGAAAACCGTACAACGTCGCCCTCTTCGATTTTGGATTGCGGCGTGCGCAGATAGGTGAAGGTAAGCTTGCCGGGATTCCCGGTGCGCTGGGTGATCCAGCTTGCGGTTGTTACGCTGTTAGTGAGGTTTAGCAGGTCTCCGGGCGTTTTGCGGCCCACGATCAGTTCATAGCTCACCGGTTCACCTCCGTGAGGTCAGAAGCGGACATCCAGCCGAATACCACCCCGGAAAGATCCTGCACGCAATACGGATGCGGGTTTGTGCGGGATACGATGCGCCGTACCTGCACCTGCTGGCCGCTGAGCGTGCCGGCAGGTGTTGGTGCAGTGCTGGTGCTGTAATATTTCCCGTTTGCCTTACGCTGGGCACCCACATAGAGTTTGCTGCTTTGGATGCTGCGTGCTGGAGTAAGGATCACTTTTACAGCACTGACAGTAGACGTTGCGACAGCAGCGGCAGAAAGCGCCCGCGTGACAGTGTTCAGCGCAGAGGATGCCGTAGTGGCTGCAGGCGAGAAGTTTCCGCTGCTGCCCTGCAGAACAGCCTTCTGCGGTGAAAAGTCCTTGTATTCAGTAATGGTCAGGTCAAAGTAAAAGTCGCCGGTCTCGCCGCCGCGCTCCTCGGTCTTGAAACTGGTAACAAGGCACTCAAAACCCATGCCGCCACCCAGAAACGGGGTGCCGTTCTCATAATAGCGCACCGGCGTATAGACGATGGGCCTTTTCTGATCCATTGCGCTCTTGAAAAACGTAATGTACACCGATGGCGGTAAAAACACGGCCGCGCTCATCCATGGGAGCCTGCGTCCGGGAAACAGACCGGAGATCGTTACCTTACGCAGCTTTGGCGTGCGCGGCTGCATGACAGGGCCAAGGCCAAGCACATTATACTCGCCATTGTCGGATTCTTTGGTCTCCGGAAGCTTTTCCGGGTTGATGGGCAGGGACAGCACGGTGCTGTCCCGTGAAAAATAAATGCGGTAAAGGCTCGGCATACATTCTCCTTAATTGACCGCAACGACACTGCCACTCTGCACGCGCTCCATAATGAGGTCGCCCAGAAGATCGGCAAGGCTCTGGCGGTCGGCTTCAGTGTTTCCGGTGTTCTGGCCTTGAACAGTAATGACCGGGGCCTGCGAGGTGAGGTTGATGTTGTTCACGAATTTACGTTCCGCAATATCAACCATCATCTTGAGCTGCTCATCTGAAAGATCAACCGTTTTTGCGATCTTACCGGTGTTGTTCTTAATTGCGCCAACATTATTCAGCAGGGAATTGACATCTGCTGCCTGCGGAACGCCCAGATCGCCAAGACCGCCCGGCCCGAACAGGTTGCCAAGGCTGAGGTTGGAACCCCAATCATATCCTCTGGTGTAGGCGCTGCCGAGATCCATGTTCTCCCACGGCTTCACATACTCGGTATAGCCGCTGTTCTGAATCTCATCGCTCCGTTTTTTGGCAAGATCGGTGATCCAGCCGCCCAGGCCGCTGGTCAGATCGACCGTCACGCCGGGGATCATGTTGATAAGCCCCTCAACAGCGGACGCAATATTCTGCATATACTGCAAAACGGTGATTGCCATATCATAGAACAGAACTTTCACAGCTGCGACCGGGTTCGTGAACACATTGCCCACAAAGTTTGCAAACATGGCAAATCCATTCTGCAGGGGAACCAGAACACTGTTGAACACGAATGCACCCATCACAGCAAATGCGCCCGTAATGATACCTGTAGCGGAAACGCTTGTGCCTGCAAAGTGGTTCATCACAGCAACACCTGCATACAGGGCAGCTACCAGCACCAGAACGGCGGCAGCGGCCAGTGCGGCCGGGTTTGCGGCAATGACGGCATTGAGAAATGCCTGTGCGGCAGCGGCTTTCTCAGAAGCAAATGCCAGAATGTTCGTCCAGTTGGCGGCGATCAGCAGCACACCAAAGGCGGTTCCCAGAGAAATTACAATGGGGACGACCGTCTGGATGTTGTTCGCTACCCAGTTGATGGCCGCAAGCAGCGGGTCAAGGGCGCGGATGGCAGCGTTGGAAGCCACCGTCCACACCTGCGCCCAAGTCATGGGAGTTTTGGCAAATTCGGCGTTGGTCTCTGCGGCGGCGGCAAACAAGGCATTCTTCACAACGGCGGCGGTGAGCTGGCCCTGTTGACCCATCTCCCGCAGCTTGCCCATATCCACCTGCAGATAGTCCGCAATGGCTCTTGCAATGGCCGGTGCCTGCTCCATGACGCTGTTCAGCTCATCGCCGCGCAGCACGCCGGATGCAAGGCCCTGTTCCAGTTGAAGGATTGCAGCCTGCGCAGCTTGCCCGGATGCGCCGGAGAGCGCAAGCTGTTTGTTCAACTGTTCTGCAAACTGAACGATCTCCTTTGGGTTGCCAAATGCGCTGCCCGCCATAGTGCCCAGCTTGGAAACCAGACCCATGGTGTCCATAAAATTGCCGCGGGAACGCTGCGCGGACTGGTAGATCATCGTTTCCAACTGCTGCGTGGTCTGCAGGCCATCGTTCATACGGTCAAGCCGGGCGCGGGTAGAAACCAAGCTGTCTGAAAGGTCTACGGCTCTTTTCAGCCCCTGAATACTGAGGTAAGAAGCAGCAAGCCGTTTCACAGCGCTTGTCAGAGCATCAGCGGAAGACGTGGCCGCTTTCTGATTGTCCGAAAGTTCTTTGGTGCTTTTGGATGCTTTTTCAGCGGCATCGGCCTGTTCTCGGATAGCGGCGGCTTCTTTTTCCACCGCAGCCTGCGTTTCACGGGCTTTTCCGGTAAGGATGCCGGTTTGTGTACCCAGCGCTTCCACCTTCAAACGCAGGCGTTCGTTCTGGGTCTCAAGCTGTTTGTACGCAGCGGTGCCCGCTTCACCGGCAGCGCGCATGGCATCCAGCTGCTGAGCACTGGCTTCAAAGGCCGCAGTTGCCTTAGCAGAAGCAAGCTCTGTGCTCCGCAGTGCGGATTCATAGCTTTTCAGCTGGCGCTGTGCAGCGGTGGTGGCAGAAGCCGCATTCTTCGCGACTGTGATATACCCGGCCAGCGGATTGGAAGCCTGATCGTCCAGAATGAACCTTGAATGGATATCAGCCACTGTGTCCAGCCTCCTTCATCTGTCGGGATTCTTTTAAGCGCTTTTCCATTGTACGCAAAGCAAATGCCCGGACCAGAGCCTTTTCACGCTCCGGCAGGGCATCGTATTGACCGGGGGACCAGCCGAGATTGTCAAAACAGTAGTAAGCTGTCAGAACATCAATATCCCAGAGGTCCCCGGCGATCAGTTTTTTGCTTCTTCGTCCGGGCCTTCATCCAAGCCGGACAGTTCGTTGATGGCGGTGATGAGTTTGAGGAACTCACCGGACAGCAGCATCTTGCCGGGGACCTGGACAGGATCTTTGGTGTTATAGTTTTCGCACAGCTCAGCGCTGTGAAAGTCGGGGAATACCGTTGCTGCCACGATCATGCGGCTGGAATATTCGTTGGCATCCATCTCGTCCTGCCACTGCTGGCCTACCTTTTTCTTGCGGGTGGATGCCTTGAGCAGGGAAGAATTTTCTTCCTGGGTCAGGGCGCGGATCTTAAACGGAACAGGTTTGCCATCTGCGCCGAGAAAGCGCTTGGAAATGACAAGCTCCTTTTCTTCCGTAGGAACAGCGGGATGCAGAAATGCGGAAAGTGCGCTCATAAAGAATACCTCCTATCAGTTGCCCAGATTGACCGGGTCGGAAAATGCTTTCAGACGGTTTACCTTGGTGTAGCTGAAATTGAAGTCATAGTTCAGCATTGCTTCGTCGTCGTTCAGGATGGACAGCGGAATCTCACCGGTCAGCATACAGCCATAATAGCCCATGACCTGATCGCCCACGCTGGCCGTGGGGTCGTTGTTGGTGATGGTGATATCAAAGGTTTCCATTACACCAGTGTTGATATACTGCAGCAGCATATCGGTGAACAGGTTGCTGCCGTTGGAACCAAAGTAGACATTGCCGGTGCCGGTCTGCGTGACACCATTGGCCTTTTTCTGCACCGTGCGGGTGCCGATGGTCTTCATGTCCGAGGTCTGAATGCCAGCCACAGTCTTGATGTTTTTCATGCCGCAGATCTCTGTGATGCGGCCATCACGAGTGACGGTGATTTTGCCTTCGGCACCGTTCAGGGTGTCCTGTGCAAGCAAATACATTAAAATCCCTCCTTACGCCACATCCAGCGTGATGTAGATCTTGTTGGTGCTGCCCACGGCTTCGATCGCCAGCGTGATAAGCACCGCGTCCTTGGCATCGCCCTTCTCAACGGTGACATCGGTTTCGCCATCAAAGTTCTGGATGCCACCGGATGCCTGCAGCTGGGTCAGGTACTTCACGACGGCGCTCTTGTACTCCATGCGGCCCGCATCGGTGTTGTCCACAATGCCCACATAGTTCTTGGAGAACCGAGAATACAGGTCGTTGGCGATGGTGTTGCACAGCCGCATGGTACGGTTGTAGCGGTACACCTCGCCGATCTCCGAAGTGTAGGTGACCAGAGAATTGATATCATACTCCACGCGGACTGTACCATCATCGGCATTCAGGACGAACTTGCCGGAATTGATGGCATCCACGTACTGGCTGTGGGTCAGCCGGGGAGAGATGTCCACAGCATTGGGATAGACGGCGTTGGTCAGGTCTTCGCCATAGGTGGCTGCAGCCAGTGCGCCGCCTGCCCACCAGCACACCTGCTGCGGGGTCAGGGTTGTGCCATCATCCAGAACAGCGCCGGAATCCACGTTGACGATATAGCGGGTGTCAGGATTGGTGCTGCCGGATTCCACCAGCTGAGAATAGCGGCCCGTCTCGGTATTGACCCGCTTGATGAAGCTTTCCATCGCGGTACGCGCCGTGTTGTCCGCGCTATCGTAGATCAGCACATCGAACTTGTAGGGCTCAATGGCGGTCAGGAATGCGCTGTAAGCCGAAGCTGCTACCACGCCGTCCTCTCCGCCGGTCAGGGCAGTTCCGACATTGGCAGTCAGAGCGCCGGTGCCGCTCCAGTCCACCCAGCTGTTTGCAGCCAGTTCTTCCACCGTCTTGGCGGTCTGCTGGTCTTTGATCTCACCATCCACTACAGTTGAGACCTCAAAGCTGCCTTCCGGCGAGGAAAGCGCCGTCACAACGACGGAGATATCGTTCCCGCGTACGCCCACATACTTTGCGGTAGCGGTCAGCGGCGCGATCTCCATGGTGGCTTTTACGGCACCACTGGCCGTGGGACGGTACAGCAGTACCTTGCGGGGCGCTGCCGTGCGGTTGGTGCCCTTGAAGATCTCGGTCAGAAACCGGTTTTCCGGCGCAGTAATATCATAACCGGTGTACACGGTCATGTCGGCACCGGCATCGATCTCAATCACTTTGGCCGTCGGACCCCAATGCAGAGGTTCACAGAGCGCAGCAATGCCGCGGTCGCCGACGGTCAGATCCTGTTTGTTCTTCGACCGGAAGCGAAAGTAAACGCCCGGCCGGACTTTGTTTTGTACGGTAAAGGTTCCACCTGCTGCCATAGCGGGTCACTCCTTCCAAAAATCTTTCACAGCGGCCTGCGCCTCTGCGAGGGTGTAATACGGTTTGTTCAGTACCGCAGCCAGAAAGTCCGGCTGATATCTCGCAAAACGCGGGTCCTTCAGCAGAACTTCACGGCGATACTGGGTTTCTTTTTCTTTCATTTATCCACCTTCTGATCGATGCTCAGGGTCTGCATCTTTACAGCATCTTCGGGCTTTTCCACAAAAATACGCAGCTCGAATTTGTAATGCAAACCGTCGGAATCAATGTCTGTCTTGCGGTCATAGGCCCGCAGCAGGGCGGTGTCTGTACCATCGGTATAGGGAAACACCTCCATGCAGAGGTCTAAGGTTTCTGCGGCGGCACTGTACTGCTGCTGCAGGTCAGGAAGGTTGTAATCCAGCAGATAGGTCAGGTCTACGCCGATGGTGCGCAGCCAGCGCCCACCCGGGTGCGGTTTGATGTTGGAATACCGCTGCTGCAGGAACATGCAGGGCGGTTCTACACCCTGCTGGGCGGGATCTTCAAGCATCTGCACACCGGGCAGGACAGGCGCGAGATGTGCCGCCAGCGAACGTGCAATGGTGGTAACTGTAAAGTTCATCTCAGAATCCTTTCCAGCTCTCTGCCGGTTCTTTCCAGTTCCGCCTGCAGCGTTTCTTCGTAAGCCTGCTGGGCAGCATCGGTCATGTGCAAGCCTTCCACGTACTGCGTTTGGGTGCCCACCATGATGCCCACCTCATCTTTCCGGCTGGGGTCATATTCCAGCAGGCCGGAAGCAGGGTTCACATACAGGCCGGGCACAAAATGTTTGTCCATCCGGTGGCCGTCATTCACAAAAGAAGCATATTCTTTGTTATTATTCAGCTCGGTGACATACTGCCCGGCCTGCTGCTCCGGGATGATCTTGCTGTCCGTGGCCCAATGCTGCTTCAGTTCACCGGTGCGGGTGTTGATGCCGCTCAGGCTGTCTGCTGTGGGCGGGGTCTTTTCCTGTGCGGCTTCCACTGCGCGGATGGTGGCGTTCTTCGCGGCAACAGAAATCATATCCGGCAGAACTTTTTGAGCTGCTTCCAGTTTTTGAATGTATTCATCCAGCGTCATTTCACACGCTCCTGCTTCAACAGTGTGATCTCCTGATGGGCCAGCCCCGGCATGACCGCACCGAAGGGTTCATAATAACGCTCCGGTGTGTCTGCAAAATAGCGCTCGTCCGGCGCAGTATAACCCAGCTTTGCACCTCTGTGGATCACCAGCTCATCTCCGGGCTTGATATCCACTTCGATGCCGCAGGCCAGCTTATCGGTCTGGGTGATGCTGGCAGCAGTCTGGTTCATCTGCAGCCCGCTGGGCTTTGTCTGATAGACCCGGCAGGCAACACCGGAAAGCACCTTCCTGCGTTCCATGTGGGTCAGGCTGTTCTCGGTCACTTTCTCATTGCGGAACACATCTGCCGTGTCGGTGTACCAGTCCGTCCAGTCCATCCTTCATCACCTCAGATCACATAACTGCCCGCAAGCCCGATGAACCGGGCGCGGTTGGCCAGCATCTGGCCGTAAGTGGTAGCATTCAGGTCGCCCCAGTCCTCAGTGCCTGCGGTCAGGGCGGAGGTGTCGTAGGTCACAGAACTGTCGCCCAGTGTGGCGGATTTCACCACGCCCACCAGTGCACCGGAAGCTGCAGCCTGCGCAGGCGTTGCGCTGCTTTCAGCAAAGGTGCGCAGCTGCAGGGTCACGTAATGTGCCACATACAGCCCCACGGCGTAGTGCCAGCTGTACAGCCATTTGTCCGGCTGTACGCTGACATTGGCCATGCGCACGATCTCATTCAGCAGAGCATCCGGCAGGTGACACTTGCCGTCGGCATTGCAGAACTGCGGATATTCTTCCTTGAACTGCTCAGCGGTGTAATTTCCGACGCTGCCGCCGAGGTTCGCCGCCTGCTGGCGGACTCCACCAAACTGTGCACCGTAGATCATGCCGTTCTCCTTACTCTGCCGCAGCAGGCTCTGCGGGCTTCTCCTCAGCCTTGGCCCTGCGGGTCTTTACCGGCTTTTCAGCTGCAGCCTGAATGTCCTTATCGCGGTGTTCGGTGGCAACGATCTTACCATCGGCCGCCAGTGCCTTAAAATAGGCCGTCTCCGCGGCCCAGTCGGGGACGGTGGCAAAACCATCCTTTTTCAGCACGACCGGTGCAACACCGGGTGCAGGGCTGGGAATGATGATGTTGCGCTTTGCGAGGATGAACATGATGCTTCTCCTTTCTCAGATGCCGTCCACGTACAGAATGGAGGTGGGGTAGAACAGCTGCACCTCGGAAATGTTTGCCATGTATGCAGTATCATAGCAGACATTGGTCACGTTAGGAGCAGTCATGATGCGGCTCATAGGCACCAGTTCGTCCATCTTGATGTAACGGGGCTTGTTCACGTAACCCACCATGCGGTCGGTCTTGCCGGTACCTGCGCCCTTACACCAGCGGCAGCCGCCGATGAACAACTCACCACCATTCTTGACAGCGGCGTTGTTCTTCATCAGGAAGTCGTAGATGGTCTCGGATGCCAGATCGGACACCATGGTGGTCAGGATGTAGTTGTACTGCTCATAAGGCAGCAGGATGTGGTTGGGGATGGCATCGGTGTCATACTCGCAGGAAGCCCACACAGCGCTCAGCAGGTCGTTCACGTCCTTCAGGATCTGCTGCGGGGTCTTATCCTTCCACTTGGTAGAGGAGGAGTCCGCACCATTGCTGGCAGCAGTGGTCTCGGTGACATTGGGGTTGTTCATCAGGCCGGTGGTGCCGTAGTCCTCGAAGCCGGTGTAGACGTTGGCATCCATGTGCTTGTCGTAGGTCAGGCGGATGCCGTCCTGCAGCAGCTGATCAAGGCTGCGGCCGATGAGGTTGGAGCGCTGCATGTCCACGAAGTTCACGCGCAGAGCCGCGCTGAACAGGTGCGCCTTGTATGCGCCCTTGGCAACGTTGGCCTGAATGATGGGCGTGCCGTTGGCACCGCCTGCACCCACAGCACCGGAGCCGGAGCCGCCGGTGATGCCGTAGGCCACGTTCATGGCGGTGACGTAGTCCACCCAGCCGCCGCCGGTCTGGATGGGGATATCGCGGGCATAGGTGACGCTGGTCAGGGGCTTGCGGATCAGCGGGTCACGCTTTTCCAGCTCACTGGTCAGGAATGCGCCACCAGACGCAATGCCTGCCGCGTCCATGGTAAAAGAAGAGCCGGACGGCGCAACACCGCCCAGCTTCGGGGTAAACACACCGGCATCGAAATTGCCGACATTCTGGAAATCTGCCATATTCTGTTCCTCCTGTTACACGTTCTGACGGGTGAGAATGACCAGCTCGGCCACGCCGTTTGCGTCTGCAGAGCCGCCCCACTGGCAACCGGTCAGCTTTACGGTGTTGGCGCTGGTGCTGTCTGCCTCGGCCTCAAAGCCGCCCACGACAGCATTGGGGAGCGAAGTGTTCTTGATGATGCGCACGTACACTGCGCCGCCGCGCTTCGGGGTGCCCTTCTGGCACAGCACGTTGATGCTGCCGCGCTGGAACACGCTGCCAGCATCGCCGGTGGTGTATGCGCCGGTGTTCTGGTCAGTGTAAGACAGGGCAGAGCGCATCTCGCGGCCTGCAACGCCCGCAAACCTGTCTGCGGTAACGCCGGAGCCCTGCATCAGGACAACGGCACCATTTGCATCATACATCAGAGCCATGCCGAAGGGCAGGGGCTCTTTTTCGCCCACAGGGCGAGTGACAACGATCATGTCGGGCTGGCGTGCGTAGGAACCGGCAAAGCCGTGCTCCATCTCCGCGCCGATGATCTGCGGATTGAGCTGAGAAAGTGCCATACGATCAAGCCTCCTTATGCTTGTGCGGGTTGAATGCGTCATACGCGGCCTGCGATTCTTCACAGGCTGCTTCGTAGCTGGTGCGGCCGGAACGGTGGGCAGCCTGTGCTGCGCTGTCCTGTGCGGCCTTGGTGATGCCTGCCAGCAGGCCGTCCACGCCGTCATCCTTGCCGGGGTCAGCGTCGGCGGGCGGCTGTACAGGCTCCTGTGCCTTCTGCGACAGCGCCTTTACCAGCGTGGTCACGGCGTTCAGGATAGCATCCAGCTTGGCATCAATACTGTTGCCTGCGGGCTTTTCTGCCGGTGCAGGCGGGACACTGTCCTCTGCGGGGGCAGTTTCGGCCACAGGGGGCTGTGCGTCTTTTGCGGGTTCAGCTTCCGGCGCAGATGCGGGTGCGGCTTCCGGCGCGGCAGTCACAACAGCGGCGGGGTTCTTTTCGGATTCGTTCATTGCAGTTCCTTTCTCCGCCGGTGCGGCGGCACTGTCCTGAATGGCAACCAGATGCCCTGCGCGCCCTCTGGGCACGATCGCAACATGGTTTCCTCGGATATTAGTCTGGCGGTATCCCGTGCCATCCGGCGTGTAGCAGCACCGGTAGCCGCAGGACACCTCCCGCGTCACGCCGTTTTCCACATCAGAGATCAGGCCGGGATCCTTCAGGTGAAGGTCAGCGACAAGATAATCGCCCTCCCGGTGAACATTCTCTGCGTGGCCCTTGGCGTAAAGGGCGTGATTTTCCGGCATCAGGCGTTCAGGAGGATGATTCTGGGTTACATCCTTACCCTCGAAACTGGCAACTGCTGCCGGGTCGAACACATCTTCAGGGCGGCGCTGCACCTGCACAAGGCGGTCAGGATCGCCGTCAAGGCCCAGTTCCCCGGCAAAGTATTCCTGCTGGCCGATGCGCGCAATGGGCACGTCATGGCAGATGAGGAAGCCCTCCGGGGTCTTGGTCATGTGTTCGCTGATTTTACTGCCGTAATAGGCAATCAAGGGGCATCACCTCCGAAAAATGGGTATAAAAAAACACGGTGCTGTCTGCATCGTGTTCGTTTCAGGTTTGGCGGTCACGGTAAGCGCTCACCCAGCCCTGATATTTTTCATCCCCGGCCAGCTTGTGCCGCTGGAAGGTGGCAAAGGTCTTGGGTACCTCGTCGCCCAGGGCGGTGCGGTAGCGTTCCCACTGCCGGTACTGAGCAAGCCACTTGGCACGGCCCTGTTCTTTGTCGCGGTAGGCTTTGATCTGTGCTTCGGTGCGCGGGTCGCGGCTGTAGGGGTTCGTCTTGGGGCTGGAAAAGCGCCTGATACGCTCAAGCTCTTCCGGCGTTCGTCCTGCCGGTGTCCACGGGCGGAGACTGTGCAGGCAGTTGGGGTGGATGTTCAGCCAGCTGTTGGAAAGATCATCCGGCCCAGCGGGGTCCATCTTGCCGAAGGCGTCTGAAAGCGGCGGGAAGTCCGGGTCTTTTCCGCTGCGGCTGTACACCCGGCCCTCGTAGGGAGCGCACAGGGCACAGGTGGTGCCGTGGGCGCTGATCTGGTATAGATCCTGTTCCGGGTCAGCGGTTATCACAGACAAGATCTCTGCCTGCCGCGAGGTGGAGCGGGAGACCATTGTTGCATAGGTGTGCAGGCTCCAGTTCCGGCCTGCTTTGTCAGTGAAGGCTGTCACGCCTTCCCGGCGCAGAGCGTCCACAAAGGCGGGCACGCTCTGGTTGATGCCACGCCCTGCAGCCTGCTGTGCGGCTACCTGTTCCAGCCCAACGCGCCGGTAAATGTCCGGTTCCGTGCGGCCCAGCAGGGCACTCTGCAGGCCTGCCAGCACAGTGCTGTGGGCATCGGTCAGCTGGCCCATGAGGTTCATGGTCAGCCGCTGCACAATGTCCGTCTGGGTGCTGGTGAGGGTCTTAGCATTGAGATACCCGGCCCGATGCTTTTCCACCGTCTCGCCGGGCACAGCTCTGGCATCCGGGCGGCGCACATAGAACTGCGCTTCCACAAGGCGCGGTACATACTCCCAGTCCTGCGTTTCCAGCTGGCGGAGAATGGCCTGCACCCGTTCCAGAGCAGCCACAGCGTGATAATCCACAAGGCCCCGGCTGCGCAGGCGGCCGATCTCGTTGATGATATTATTTTCGGCTTTGAGATAGAGCCGGATGAGCCGTTCCAGTTCCCGGTCAGGGGATGCACGGGCAAGGGTGGGCATAGGCTTCCTCCTGAAAATGGGCAAAAGAAAAGCGCCGGACTTTCGTCTGACGCTTGTACTGTTAAATTAAATGCAGGGCACTGTTTCCTTGATCGTTTTGAGGAAAGCAGCGGCCTTTTTCATCATGCTGTTTTCCTGCAAAAACTCAATGCCTTTCTGCGTAATGCGAAGGTCAATGACTTTGACGCTGACAGCGGAGCCGATCGACGCAGGGAAAACAAGCCCTACAATATAGCCTTCTTCTGTCAGGCTGCGCATGATGTTGAACCAGTACCCCACGGGGATATGAAGAACATCCGCTGAAATGCAGTCCATATCAGGCTGTTCGCCAGCTTTGAAGCAGGCGTAGAGATATGAAAGAATGCGATATGCAAGAACAAAGTAATCATCCTTGGACATAGGTCAATTCTCCTCAAGGTCTAGCCCATCGTCGCCCGGAGTAAGCCCGTCCGGGGCAACTTCATCGAAGTATTCGATAAGTTCTTTCATGCTTGCATCCGGGTGCTTTTGTGCATACTCAAGCATCTCGTCCTCAACCTGATATCCTGCCGGTGCATTCAAAAGCCAAAGCAAATTATTTTCGTCCTCATAGGACATCTCGACATCAGAGGCAGGTTCATAGTGCTCACGAACATACTGCACCCATACAGATTCCTGCTTGCTCATTTTTTCCTCCTGTTCGTGATTGGAATGCGCCGTTCAACGCTCAGTCCACCAAAGCCATCTGCAGTAACGTGGTACTGATAATTGGCATCCCGAATAATGACCTTTTCACCAGCCAGAAGCCCCGGGTACTGCGTGTTCAACACACCGGTGAGCCTTGCATAGGTCTTGGGCTTGAGCTGAATTTTGCTCTCGCTCCTCTGCGGAGACGGTGCGTACTTGGTTTTCTCTATTTTACCGCTCCCGCCGCCGCTTGTAAAGCGTCCGTCGGAGGGGTCGTGGCGGGAGTTGAAATCGAATACCGAGGTGTCCGCAGTAGGAACCTCAATTCCGGTCAGATTTTCTGTCAGCCCCGCCAGCGGGTCGCGCATGGCGGTCACGTCCTGATAAGTCTTGCCCGCATTAGCGGCAATGGCTTCATCGGTGATACTGCCGAACATGCCGGTCTCATCGCTCAGGCGGCGCAGCTCCTGCTGTGCAGCGGGCACATCCAGCAAGCCGGACTGAAACGCACTAACGATGCTGTCAGCCTTGATTTTTGCAATGTCGGCGGTCTCTTTTGCGGTTGGTGTCCACAGCGGCGGGAAGCTGAGGTCTGCATCTTCCAGTTGGATGCCTGCGGAACGGGCCAGAACAGGCAGCAGCTTTTCCAGAACCGGGCGCAGTCTGCTTTCCCGCAGGGTATCCACATAGTCGTAGTAGTTCTTCAAATCGCTTTCGCCGGTGGCGTTCATGCCGGCAGGAGAGCGTCCGAACAGCTTCGTCATAGGGTAGTGGGATGCGCCGCACAGGTTCAGGCACATGCTCTCGTACACTTCCTGCAGGCCGGTGAAGGTGTACTGTGTATTGTTGATCTTGTTGCCCTGTTCCACCAGCTGTACACCAAAGTTGGAGCGCAGCACACTCTGGGCCTGCATGGTGTTCCAGAAGCGCCGCTGCACATCCGGGCTGGAAAGGGAAAGCAGCTGTTCCAGACCCTTGACCTCCATGGTGTTGATGTTGGCCTGAAAGGTTAGCGCTGCCATGTTGGCCGAAACATTATCGTGGGCCACAACATCCTTGTACAGGGCTTCCACCTCGGATTCGCCCCAGTAAAGCTCCGCCTGCCGTTCCAGTTCCGGCAGTTCTCTGCCAATGAACCGGACGACGCGGGAGTGATGCACCCGGGTGACGATATGCCCGGCGGCATCGTTGATGGAATAGAACGCAGGCACCACCTCGCCACCCTCAAAGGTCAGGCCCGGTTCCGGTGAGATACCCTGCCAGCGGTCAAGGATGTACAGGCCCCGGAAACTGCCGGGCTGGATGCTGTCGGGGTCCAGCGGTTGGGAAAGGTCGGTCTGCCCGGCGATCAGGATCAGCCCGGCGGCACCGCCATACAGGCGACCCCATTTCAGGCCGGTGGAAATACATCTGCGCAGACCGGCGCGCTGCTCAGCACGATGCAGAGCTTTCAGCTGATCGGGCGCAGCGTCCTTGAGTTCGTACCATTCCCGCAGCATATCGTCCACCATCAGGCCAACAACATTCTGCACGACCCAGTTTTCACGGTAGAGGCTGTTGAGCAGCGCATAGTTGCCGGTCATTCGGGTGAGCGGATAGCTGGTGGCTTCCAGCGGGCTCTGGCTGCCATAGCCCAGCCGGAACAGCGGGTTGGAGAAAGCATCCAGTGTCAGGGTATTCGGTTGTGTGCCCCCGGCGGGGCGGTTCTTGTTACGCCTGGACATGCTCAAACCTCCAATCAAATGAAAATCGCACCCTATCATTCGATAAGATGCGATTGTATGGTTATTTGTATTTGGGACTATTCCGCCTGTTAGAGCACTGTTCTTTCATCGTTGCCCATCGGCAGTTCGTGGGTTCATAATTCCCGTCGTTATCGATTCGGTCGATGCTCAGTTCATCAGAATAGCCGTTTGCTAAAGCCCAGTCTCTGAAAGCCGCAAAGTCGTTGAGCCATACTTCACACATATGGATTCCACGAGCGCCGTACCACTTGAACTCTTTGCAAGATGGAGAGTAGCAACGCTCTTTCATATGGTGCCAGATGCGGTAGAGACGCGGGGTGTCTCTTCGGCCATAATGTTTGACGTGTCTTTTTGCTGTGGTTTCTGAACGGAGACAGCCGCATGACTTTGTGGTGCCACTCAATAGTTCTTGACGTCCAATAATTTTTGTTTGCCCACAGTCGCATTTGCACAGCCAGCGGGCTTTGTTATGGCTATCGTTGGCGGCTCTTTCAATAACGACGAGTCGCCCGAATTGATAACCGGATAAATCAGCAGGATACTTGAACTTTGCGCACCCACAGGAACGCGAAAGCCCTCTTCTGAGGGAATTACCATCGACAACTGTAGTATTGCCACAATCACATTGGCAAATCCAACGTGCTGCACCAAAACGATTATTGGGACCACGCTCTTTAACAGTAAGCTTTCCGAAGCGCTGTCCAGTCAAATCAATCAACCGTGAACAACCACACGATTGTGTGATTCCCGTTTTAAGAGAGTTGCCAAACACAACGATTTCGGTGCCACAGTCACAATGACAGACCCATCGAACATTTCCACCTGCTCCATTGGGTGCTCGCTCAGTAACAACAAGTTTTCCAAAGCGCTGTCCTGTTAAGTCAATAAATTTTCCCATTAACGAACACCGCCTTTCCGGCGGGCGCGTTCTTCGCGCACTCCGCTGATGCGGCCAGCCATGAAAATGTCGGCCAAGAAAGTGTAAAACTGGGTGGCATCACTCTTCAACGGGCGCGCACAGTACATATCGGCCATATCCTTGGCCCAAGCCAGTTCTTGAGGGGCGTGAGTTACTCGATACTTCACAGCTTCGTTTGGTGTGCAGAGAATCGTATTCATGATTTTTACCTCTTATTCTCTTGTAAGAGGTAACGCCAAATGGTATAATAGATTTACCAGATGGCAATACCTCTGGTGTCTTATAACGCTTTGCCCAAGATTTCCAGTCGCCGGGCAAGGCGTTATTCTTTTTTCAGACCTTCATAGACTAGCTTTATGCCCTGACGGATTACGTCCGCTTTTGTCATTCCGGTTTCTTTACAGCAGAATTCTAACAGCTGTACGTCAGTATCAGACATTCGGATTCGCGTGTCATGGGTCTTTGGCTCGGCCGTAGGTCGTCCAGTTCTTGGCGACATTCTATCACCTCACTTTTGTGTCACCGTAAATATTATAACTTTTGGTTACACAAAAGTCAAGAACTTTTTATTCTCCATATCGCCAGTGGGGAATAGCGGTGTTACATAGATAACGAACGACATCGCAACCGTGGTCATCTTCCTTTATGGGCTTTTCAATGCCAACGAGTGCGGCTTTATCATCCCAGTGATACGATTCGAGTTCATCAATCGTTCCTTTGCAGTCTGAGCAAATTTTAAGCAGGCATCGGCTCATCAAAGTGGATACCCGGCGGATACCGTTCAAAACGTCATTGTCAGCTTCCATGACATAGACCCCTCGGCGACGCAATGCTTCGATAAAAGATGCGGCAGAAGGGTCTATGATGGTGGCACAATAACTCTCGCCCATAAAAGCCATAAAATCATCAGCATATTCTTCGTCGGTTTTCTGCTTTCGCTCTCTGCGACTTGTCCAGCGGTATTCTCTGGTAATCCACAATATATTTCCGTCGTCATACGCTTCGAGCAGAACAGTATCGTTACGGGTGCCATAATCTACGCCAATCCACCGGACTGCAACAGAACGCAAGCCAATCGGCTCTTCGCCAAGCTTGAACACATTTCGCCCACGGTCAAACATATCATAGATCAGCCCTTCTGCGGCTTTGCGCTGGCCCAGAATGTCACGGGCGTACCAGATGCTTTTGCGGTCATAGGTGGCAAGCACGGCCCGGAGCTGCTCGTCCGAGATGCTCATGTTGTCCGCGATGGTGAAGTGGCCGTAGTTCAGGCCATAGTCGGGGTTCTCACGCTGCTTCGCTTCGTGGAAGTCCAGAATGGTCTTGTAGTACCAGTGACCCTCAGCCTTGGGGTTCAGGTCGTGAAACACTTTTCTGTCCGGGCTGGACAGGGTACGGTCGAACACTTCCTGAATGAATGCTTCGCTGCACTCGTTCACCTCGGTGATGTATGCGGTACCGTAGGTGTTGCCCTTGATGAGCTTTTCATCACCGGCTTTGCCACCGCCGGATACCAGCACCACCTTTTCGCCGGTGGCCGTCTGAATGTACAGGCAGTCGCGGTTCTGGTAGGTGCCCTCACGGCATCGGCCCTCAAAATAGTTTTTCAGGCCAAAACCGTCACAGTCCAGAATGTTCAGCCGGGCCGTCGCAGTGGATACGCCCGCAATGAGGTGTATTCTGCTGGGATGCTTTTCCAGAATGGTGCAGTAGGCCATAGTAATAAGCACGTTCTTGCCGCCGCGTTTGCCGCCCTCAGCCACATTGAACCAGTGGTCGAAGCAGTTCCAGAAGAAACGCATCTGGTTTTGTGAAAAAGGTGCAGGTATGTTCATGTCTCAAAGTCCTTGATGTCACGGTCTGGCACAGGGTGCTGCAGCAGATCAGCAAGGGTCTGCATGTCGTTATTTTGAGCAGCGGCATTTCCTTTTTCGGATGCGTCTTTGTACATGCCCAGATGCTTGCCCAACAGGTCAAGTGCTCGGAGCTTATCTGCAAGTTTGACCTCGTGTTCCAAACCGTCCTCGCCAAAGCTCTTGACCTTGATGGACTGGATTGCGGCCAGATCATCCCGGGAGGCATCCAGTTTGACAGAAGCAGTCTCCGGGTCGATCAGGTCGCTGGCGTTGGCAAATGCAATCTTGGCAAGCTCTCGAACGACACAATCAGCAGATACACCGGTCCGGCGGCTCTGCTCAGCCTGCAGCTGGGCAATGCGATTTTGAATGCTAACATTTGCTAACAGCCGGGGTGCCTGTTCTCTTGCGGTTTTGGGGCTGTATCCGGCGCGGATGGCCGCTTGAGTGGCGTTCAGGTCGATCATATATTCTTCACAGAAACGATCCTGCTTGTCGGTCATCCTCACCACCTCTCTTGCCGTAAAATCAAAAAGCCGCCCGGATGGACGGCGTGGAATATCAAAAAAGCCAGCACGTTTCCATGCTGGCGGTTGACGCACATCCTGCCGGGAAACTTCACAAACCGGCTTGCGGATTCTGTGACCTCCGTTGTGTGCAGAGTCTGCTCGGGCTGGTAAGGAGGTCAACCACCGCTCTGCACACAGCCACGAGCGGGCATGTCGGCCCATGCGTCAGGCGAATGCTGTGACGGGGCACGGCATTGTGGAGCCGCCCTTGGAATCGAACCAGCCGTGTCTACACACACGCGCCGCGCACCAAATTGCGCTCAGGCGGCATAATAGAAGCAGTCCGCGCACCGTGCTGTCGAGCAGCGGGGGCACGGTGCGGAGACTGCGTGTATCGGTTAGCCTTCCGGCTTTGCCGATGGTATCACGATAACACAGATGCCGATAACAAGTAAATGCTAGAGCGTGTAAAAACAATGCTCTCTGACATTGTGTAAAATGTACAGGTTCAACTAAGATTCAGTTCATTCGTGAGTTCTGCCAGTTGCGCCAGACCTTCAGAAATGGCCCTTGAAACCTGAGACGGATTGGAATAACCGACTTCAGGCGCGATCTCGGCATGCCGCTTGCCTTCCACAAAGGACAGGATCAGACATCGGCTGCGTTTGATCGATACCGGATCAGCATGAAGCAGGTAGGCAACATCAATGGCATCTTTCTGCATCTCAGCATACTGGCATTTCAGTTCGGCCAGTTTTGCTTCCGCGTCCATGGCTGCATCGCTGTTGGTGCCAACTTTGTCACTGGTGCCGGAGTGGCCCGGCGCACCGGAGTTGCTGGAGGTAGTCGTGGTGGCAGCGCTGCGCAGGCTTTCGATGTGTTCCTGCTGCTGCCGGATCAGCGCCCGCATCCGGGGCAGGCGTTCAAACCATGACCTGATTTCCTGCACACCACTGATCTCTCCCGGCTTTAGGACATCACTCTCGGGTGTCCATGTTCTGATATCTGCCATTCCCAGCATGATCTCCTTCCAATTTTTTCAGCAATAGCGATAGGTAAACCTTTGAAATTATCTCCGATTTTTCCCCCGCTTCACACCGGACAAGCGACTTTCACCGC